ATGTATAGGCCCGGGCGTTTACAATATTTTCCTTTTGTTGTACATTGTAAAAATGCTAGAAAGTTCTTTTAATCAAAATTTGTCAGAAAACTTCGAAGGGCTTTGGGTCCGCCATGAGAATTCAGCCATGGCCGGAACATCTGATGTTAATTACCTTCTTGATTGTGGGCAATCAGGCTGGCTTGAACTGAAAGTTATTGAGACATCAGAAGATTATGGTAGTATTCCTAAAGTGAAACACTTAATGCCCGAGCAAGTTAATTATTTGTTTCGCTGGTCTAGATATGGTGGAAACGCTGGGTTATTATTGTTAGTTTGTTCTGGATCAGAAAGAGAAATATTCTTGATTGATGGTCTTCAGCACAAATTTTTACGTAAACTGAGGAAGCAAGGATGTAGTCGAGATGAATTGATCGCAACAGCGTCGTTCCATGACAGATACCACGTAAAGAAAGATATGTCATTAGTTTTAAGAACAGTGTACAATCGTTAAGGGATAGTAGAATTTTAGTACTTAACCTTTCTACTAAATTAAAATCCTTATAAGCTGTTGATCTGTATGCCAAAAAATTCAAAACCCATTCAAGAAGAGATAGATAAGAAGACCGGTGGAAAAGGAAAAAAGAAGCCAGGCAAGGCTTTTGTTCCTACTGAGGAGCATCACAGGTCGGCAAAACTGTCTGCCGAGCAAGGTTTATCTCAGGATCAGGCTCGTAGATATATTCTAGATGAAAATGAGCTTCCTATAAGTTTAGACACGTTTAGGAAATATTTTGAAAATGATTGGGAGACAGGCTTAGCTGACTCCCAAAAAGCTATCCATAGGAACATGTTTGTTATAGCTACTACTAACAAAGGCATGCCTGGTGTTGTGGCAGCAACAAATTTACTTCAGACAAGACACAGAAAACATGGTTATAGCAAAGACGATGAAGTTCAAAAAATAGAGGTTTCAGGAAAAGATGGCGATGCAATCAAACATGAGCACAGCGTCGATGTATCTTCAGAAGTTGGAGGAATTCTTGCCAAGCTTGCCGGAGTCCAAGCAAAAGGCTCTGAAGAAGACTCTCCAGTGGAGGGAGACAGCCAGGGATAAGCAGCTACCTCCTGAAGGTGATTGGGATATTTGGTTGATTATGGCTGGTCGCGGCTTCGGTAAAACAAGGACCGGAGTTGAAACAACTTTAGAAAAAGCTTATTTCTTTGATAATTACAGGCAAGCCGTAGTAGCTCCTACATGGGACGATGTTAGAAAGACTTGCTTTGAAGGTGAGTCTGGACTCATGAGTCGAGTCGAACCTTCCATGGTGAAGGGCGGAGATTATAATAAATCCTTATATACTTTAGAACTTGAAAATGGAAGCATTATTCAAGGTTTTTCTGCTGATAAACCTGACCGACTCAGAGGACCTCAGTTTCATGGAGCTTGGTGTGATGAGATTTGTGCTTGGAGATATCAAGAAACGTGGGAGATGTTAGAATTTACTCTCAGATTAGGTGATAAACCTAGAGTTATGATAACTACGACTCCTAAACCTACAAAACTTATCAAAGAACTAGTCGCCATGGAAGGCGTCCATATGACTAATGGTTCTACGTACGAGAATGTAGGAAACTTAGCAGGATCCTTCTTAAAACGCATCAAAAAACGTTATGAAGGTACCAGATTAGGTGAACAAGAGCTCATGGGAGCGCTCTTAACTGAAGTTGAAGGTTCACTTTGGAAGAGAGATATGATACAACATATAAGGGAGGACCAACTTCCTGACCTTATTCGTATAGTCGTAGGAGTGGATCCTGCCGTCACAGCAAATCCTGACTCTGATGAAACAGGAATAGTTGTGGCAGGAAAAGGAGTGGATGGAGATTATTATATCCTTGATGATCTTTCAGGGATATTATCGGTTGAACAATGGCCTAAACGAAGCGTGAATGCTTATACGCAGAGAATGGCCGATTTGATTGTAGGTGAAACAAATAATGGTGGTGATTTAGTTGAAAGAGCCATTAAATTTGAGAATGAACGAGTAAATTATAAAAAAGTCCACGCTAGTCGTGGTAAAGTAGTTAGAGCTGAACCTATTGCACAGCTATATGAAAAAGGAAGAGTTAAACATGTTGGAATGCTTGGTAATTTAGAAGATCAGATGTGTCAATTTGCTCCTGCACTTCTTGATAATTCACCAGACAGAGTTGATGCTCTGGTATGGGCCATGACCGAACTAGCCGACTCTGATGAAACAACTATAAGGATTAGATAATGAAGATATTGACTAAATCTTCCATAGCTCAATTAGAGCAAAAATCAGGCGGCATCATGAGTCCTCTATCCTACATGTCTTTTATAGACTTTTTAGCAGGAAATTCTTATCATGATTTATCAGCTCATGTGGCTTTGTCTTATTTCAGGAAAGTTAGTCCTATCTTTGACGCTGTGGACCGTATTTCGGATGAAGTCTCATCTATCGAACCAGTTTTATACGATAAGAAAAAAGATGAATATATCACAGATCATCCTATCCTTGAATTACTAGGCAGTCCTAATGCCTTTGCTTCAGGTGATCTTTTTATGAAAGAGCTTTGTACCTATTACCTAGTTACAGGTAATTCTTACATAAGAGGTACTGGTTCGATAAATAAACCTCCTAAAGAATTATTTAACGAGCATCCAACAACAGTTACTATTACTCCTAATAGCCGTGATGGTTTTCCTGAGCAGTATGAAGTCACGACAACAGTTGATGGCCAGGTATACAGAAGAATTGAACAAGGTGTAGACTACCGATTTATCGACGTTATGGAATTAGGAGAAATCTTCCATATCAAAACTGTTAACCCTACTAGCAGCCAAAGCTACTTGTACGGTATGAGCCGCCTAACACCAATTTATTACGAGATCGAGCAATACTTACATGCTTCAGTACACAACCTTGCACTGCTGAAGAATGGAGCTACTCCTTCAGGCATCATGTCAACAGATAAAAACCTTAACGATGACCAGTACCAAAGGCTTTTAGAAGAAATGGGAAGATTTTTCCAAGGCTCAGAAAATGCCGGAAGACCTATGATTGCAGAAGGCGGATTAAAATACTCATCCATGGCCATGAATAATCGCGACATGGACTTCTTTAAGCTGAAACAAGATGTGAGAGATATGCTCTACAACAATATGAGAATTCCTCTACCGTTTATTAGCCGCGACCAGATGACACTAGCTAATATGGAGTCAGCTAAGTATATTTTCTATGATAATGTAGTTCTTCCTACGTTTAAACGTCTTATGACTGACATATCTTTAGCACTTTTACCCCGTTATGGGCTAGATCCTAAAGATTTCCAGTTAAGTTTCCAAGAAGAGTCAATTCCTACATTAGTACAACGACACTTTGAGGAAACAAAAGATCTAAATGATATGGGAGTCCTAACTAAAAACGAAATCAGATCTAGATTAGGCTATGATGAATTAGAAGGCCATGATATTCTATATCAACCGATGAACTTAATACCTACAGGAGTAGAATTAGAAGAAGTTCCTGAACCAAAGGCTATAGAAAAGCAATATCAATATTTTAAAAAATATTTAAGTTCAAAAAAAGATGAAAAAGGTGTAAGATTGTATACTGATGAAGATATAAATCAGTTAGCAATCGAGCAAGGTTTGCTAAAAGGAGAGGACCATGACAGTCGATAAAGATACTATTAGAGAAAAAATTGATTTTGAGCCAGTAACAATTGAGTCTTCTGAGACAAAATCAGCCGAAGTTGACTTAAGAGGAACTACTCTTTGTGGTCTTTATATGCCAGCAGCTTTTACAGGAACAACTTTAACATTTGAAGCTGCCACGTCTTCAGGAGGAACATTTGTTCCTGTGTATGATGAATTAGGAAATCAAGTATCTATTACTGTTAGTTCAAGTAGATTTATTTCTTTAGATCCTGCTGAATTTGCAGGAATTCAATTCTTAAAAGCTGTTTCTGGGTCCTCAGAAACAGCAGCAAGAATTATTAATTTAGCTCTTAGATCCGTAGGATAAAATGTCTTTATTAACTCTTCTTAGAAAAAAGAATAGTAAATTTTCTTCTTTAAAAAGGATAGAGCCTTCAACTCGACTGGACTTTACTTTTTCAAGTAATAAAACTTATCCTCAGTCAGAGGGTCAAATTGTTTATGACTTGATCAAAGGAGTTAGAGCCACCCTTGGAGCAGATAACAGCGCAAGTACTGATGACCCGTCAATTCTTTACGCTGGAACGCCGCAGGGTAAGGCGGGTTATTTTGCTGGAGATTTTTTCTTAACCGAAAATGAAATACTTTCTAGACTGTATGACAAGTCTTTCTGGGTCAATGGAGAGTATCCCGTGTTAGTCACAGCTATCCGTTTGCCGGACTCTTTCGCTTCTCAGAGATGGTTATTCGCAGGTGGGGACACAGGAGCTACGGATTTTTGGACCCTGTACTACTCAATAGACCCTTTCCTGAGATTTAGCCATAAAGGTCCTGGAGCAACTCTTTTCGACTTAACGGGATATAATGGGCGGTACATAACCATTATTTTACAGGCAGATTTTGACAATAATAAACTTTATGTTTCTGTCAATGGTGGGACAATTTCAGAAGTTTCTTACACTTTTGCGGACTATTCCCAGTCCGCGTGGAAGACTTGGATTGGCGCTTCTATAAATGGCGCAAATTCTGCCTTATCTGGTACTGAACACAACAGAATAGCAGTTTTAACGCCACAAGAATTATTGTCACAAGATAGGGTTGAAGCCCTACATAATCAGCTTGCTTTGGACCACCAAAAACCTTACGCATTCCCTACCTTGGATAGCCTTGTAAATGTAGACGAAAGCTGTGTTCTTGATGTTGATGCGCGTTTGGTTAATTCATTCGTTGACCTTGATAGTCAATACTGGATTGATACCGTGTCCGGAAATAAGTTTACACTTGGTTCAGATGCTACAGTTTCAACAGACGACCCGACATTTAATGGTTCTATTGGTTCGAGTGAGGCTAATTTTTCATTTGACGGCGGTGATTATTTCAAAGCTGACGCAGGTATAATGGCTTTAGATCAGGTTTTAAAAGCGCACAGAACCGACGCAAGCAATCCTATCACTTATGTTCTTGAATTTAAAACAGCCTTGTTTCCGAAAAGTATGGGTCTTTTTAGCACAGTTATTTATGGCGGTGTAAGCGCTGGTTTTGAAATACGTTTGTCAGGTAGTGAAGTATTACAATTTATACAGTATAACGGCACAGATGTTGAAACTATCAACACTGTGACATTAGAAGAAAATACCGAATACATTGTCGCTTTGAGATTTGACAGCGGTGATGATGTTTTTTCTTATTCTATTAATGGTGGTGATTTTATAAGTGCTTCATATTCTCCTGAAACTTCAACAGCAGATACCACAGGAACTCTTTATATAGGTGCTAGAGGTAATGGTTCTGCACCATTGACACTAGGTAATGAAGTCAAGCATGTTTCTATATATGATAAATTACTTTCTAATACTGAACTGAAAAATATTGTTAGAGCATTACAGTTAAGAAATGGACAATCTTTTGAAGTAACCCTACCTCTTGAAGCAACTTTACATCAATATGATGCTACAATTTTTGAAAGTTTTGCCGGTTCTAATTTTAAAGATTTAGGTTCTGGTGATATTGATCTTGTACCTGAAAGCGGCAAAGAACCAATTAGAACTGATTTAACAGGAGGGTCTTATTTCACTCTAAATGGAGATGTTTTTGAAAGTTCTGAAGTACCAGAAGACATGAATTTTCATAATGGAGATAAGGATTTTCAAATCTCTGTCTTATTACAGCACGGGACTATAACTTCTACGGGGTGCATACTGGATACTAGGGGCGCGACTTCTACGCATCCTGGCTTTAATATTGTTATAGACGACTCTTATAGAGTTAGAATGATACACAGAAGTGACGATCCTTTAGCTTGGGTGACGGATACGGGGACATATCACCAAATACCTGTGAGTGATTATAAAAACTCCTGGTATGTATTAACTGTGAGGTACGACTCGTCTGAAAATACGGCTAGGTTTTACTACAATAATGAACTTATAGGAACCCAAGAAAGTTATTTTGACACTATTACTACCCCCAAAGATTTAACGGCAACATCACGTTTAACTATAGGCCGATACGGAGCTGGTGGCGGTGTACTGGATGCCAAAATACGTTCTTTATTAGTGTTTGATAACTTAAACACCTCTTTAGAAGATGTATTAACATATCTTACTCGCATACACTGGGAAACTGATGTAACTGGAATAAATGATGTAGAAAAACCTTTTTATGGATCTACCGCTTACCCATTTCCATTGCTTTACACAGGGCAATCTTTAGCTAGTCAAATGCTAGATAATCTTGGTGACGCAGGAGGAGTTATATCTTTTAATGAAGATATAGAAAATTATGCAGAAAAAGCTACTATCCACATATTAGCCGTAGGCGGCACCCCTTTCTTAAAATCTACAGGTGGTTCTGATTATTTTGTAAATGATGATAACGCTCCAACATATTCTGCTGGTACTATGACGGATATGTTTGATTTATATCCAGATAATGGTAATCCTATGGCCGTAATGACAAAACACCAGTCTTCTGATACTGGGGCGGGGGCTACAACTTCTAATATAGAAGGGGCTTACCGTTGGTTTGGTGATACATATTTACCATCACTCTATGAGAATTATCAAGGTTTAATAGTTAATTTGTGGCATGGCCATAAAGATACAGATTGGACTATTAATGAACAAAAAGCTATGACTAAAGGTCTTCAAAATGCTATAACCAATGGTACTAATTTATTTTTTGGTTTTGATTTATATGATCGTCCAAAGAGAGATAACGTTCATTTAGTCTCTTATGACGTTGCTGGAGTACGAGCTTCTGCTTATTATGCCGGATTAATGGGCTGGAGAGAAATACCTCAACCTGTAACCATGGCAAGTGCCGTTATAGATGGCACTACTTTGACACTGACACTTAATCTTAACGATGCAACAGATATTACAGTTGCTACTGATGCTTACAAATCTTTCTTATTTGTTGATGACACTGATGGAAATATTTCTTTTACAGGAGAAAGTAAAATCAATAATAGTACAATAGAATTGACATTAGCCAGCACACCTACAGCAGGAACAGGTGAATTATATTGTATGGATAATGGATTAACAGCTTCTGCTCCTGAAGTTGTTAAAGGTAATGATGAATTAGAACTACCTCTAAGATCAGGATATATAGCAGTATAAAATGTCAATATCTAAAACTCAGCAGCAAAGACGTAGGCAGGCAGCTATCGACCTGGCCAAGAAGCTTAAATTAGAAGTTTCTTTTAGCAGATCGATGCGCAGCTTCTTTAATACGGTTAGGAAAGATTTTAGAAGCCGTTATGTTTCTTCTAAGCCTAATGTTATTGCTTCTGAATACAAGATTGATTTAACAGCCGCCCTTAAACAACAGTATAGAAAAATAGCTAAAGAATTTTCAGGATATTTAGAAAAAGATCTTAATAAAAATTTCCAATATGAAATAAAACAGGGCGAAAAAGAAGAGATCGAGGCAGAAATATTAGGGATTATCGCCGCAAAAGCCACAATTCAATCAGAATATATTATACAGACGACTCAAAAAGAAATAGACCAAGCCGTAACAGAAGTTTTACAAACTACAGACGACTTAACTGACCAAGAAATAGCAAAAAGAGCCTCTGCTATATTACAGTCTAGGCAAGCCGCGAGATCAGATATTATAGCAGCAACTGAAGTTAATTCTATGGCTGAAGAAACTAAATTTACAGAATTTGCTGTATTAGCCGCAGCAGGAATTGCCTTAGATGGAGAACCACTATCAGAGAAAGTCGTAAAACGCTGGGATGCAGTCCTAGATGAAAAAACTAGGATTAATCATGCAGTAGCCGATGGTCAGCAAAGAAATAAAAATGATACTTTCCTTATAGGAGGTCAATCCTTAATGTTCCCTGGCGATACTTCTCACGGGGCTACTTTAGACAATGTAATTAATTGCAGATGCTCAGTTCAGTATGTCACAGGAAGACCAACTGTGTTATAAGTTCTAAAAAGGTTTTTCTTTTCTCGAGAAACATGTTAAAATCTAAAATGATATATCTTACTTAAGTTCAATTAAGGATTAAGATCTTGCCAGGTAAAAAAGAATTTAAAACTTTAGACGCTAAGCTTCAGCTGAAAAATACTGATGAAGACAGTAAATATTATGAATTTTCTGGTTATGCCAGCACATTCAATAACGTTGATCTATACGATGATGCTGTTATGCCTGGGGCTTTTAAGGAGTCACTCCTTAAAAAAATGCCTAAATTAATTTATCAACATAACATGAGTCAGCCTCTAGGAGTTATCGACGAAGCTTATGAGGATGATAAAGGCCTTATGATTAAAGGTAGAATGCCTAAGGCTCATAGTTTAGTTAAAGATATTAAAGAATTACTCGACTGCGGAGCTATTGATAGTTTTAGTATTGGTTACTCAACAGTTGACTCAGAAATGAGAGATGGAACAAGATTGCTAAAGCAGCTTGATTTGTGGGAAGTATCTTTTGTAACACTTCCAGCAAATCCAAAAGCCACTATAACTTCTGTTAAATCAATAGATGATATTAAAGAAGAAGTCAAAACACAAAGAGATTTTGAAAAGATCCTGAGGGAGTCAGGAGCTTTCAGTAAGGATGCTTGCGTCTATCTAGCATCCTGTTTCAAATCGCCTGAGGAGGGGGAGCCTCCAGAAGGTAATGATGGACAAGTAGATGAAGTTAAGAAAGCCTTAACTGATTTTAATGATGAACTATCTAAACTCATAGGAGATTTAAAATGAGTAAAGAAGAAACCAAAAATGAGATGACTCCCGAGGACATCAAAAATGCTAATGTAGCATTGAAAGAGCTTCGTGAGATTGTCGAAAGTAAAGCCTCTGACTCTGCTGAAGCTAAATCAAAGATCGAAAAACTTGAAAAAGAGCTTGACTCTTTTGAAGAGAAAAACCAAAAACTGGTTGCTGATCTTGCTGAACAGCGTAAAGCGCAGGAAGAAATGAAAGAGAAATACGAAGAGCTTGAAACTAAGCTTGCTCGTGGTTCTCGTGGTGCTTCTGATAAAGAAGCTAGCCTGGAAATGAAGTCTTTTGAGAAATTTATTTCTAAAGGCCCAGATCGTCTTTCAGCTGATGAACAAAAATACCTACGTACTGACTCAGAAGTTGATGGTGGTTACCTAGCTCCTGTAGAATACGTAATGGAAATCATTAAGAACATTACAGAAGTATCACCGGTTCGTCAGGTTGCTCGAGTTCGTCGTACTTCTCGCGGTGAGATTGAAATTCCAAAACGTACTGCTAAAGGTTCTGGCGGCTGGCGTGGTGAAGGCGGTGATCTTGCTTCCGGCAATTCACAGTATGGAATGATTAAAATTCCTGCTCATCATCTTGACATCATTGTCCCGATCACAAATACTATGTTGACAGACTCTGCTTTCAATATGGAAACAGAAATCAATCAGGATGTGATCGAAGACTTTAACGCTCTTGAGGGTGCTGCTTTTGTGAACGGAACCGGTGTTACTCAGCCTGAAGGCTTTATGCAAAATGCAGATGTAGCTGTTCGCAACTCTGGTATTGCCAACAACATTGACCCTGACAACTTCTTCGATCTTCAAGGAGATCTTAAAGTTGGCTACTCTGGTCAGTTTGGCTTTAACAAGCGTACACTGGCAGCTATTCGTAAAATGAAGGGCGGAGACGGTCATTACCTATTTGCTCCTGCCGCTTCTGGGGCTCCTGCTACTGTGGCTGGTGAGTCTTACGTAATTATGCAAGACATGCCAGATATCGGAGCTGGTTTAGAACCAGTTGCATACGGCGATTGGATGAAAGCTTACGTAGTACTAGATAGTACTCAGCTAACTATTATCCGTGATCCTTATACATTAGCTGGAACAGGTAAAACTCGCTTTATTTTCAGTAAGCGTACAGGCGGTAAAGTTCAATTGCCTGAAGGCCTGAAAAAACTTAAGTGTGCTACTTAACGTAATACGTCCCATTCTTAGCCTCAAACGAGGCTAAGACTTTTCTTTTTGAATAAGTACATACAAAGGAGATTAAAATGTACAAAGATGATCAAAGTAACATGGATGCTCGGGTAGCCGTACCGAACACAGCCATCTCAGGAAACGGCACAACAAATCCC